TTTCGTGAGATCCGAAACTCACGTTCAACCCGGCGCACAACACAAGTGCGGAAAGCAGAAATGTAAAGATAAAATTTTTCATGTTACGTTTTTTAATTATGGTAAATCCCAAATATATGGAAAGCAATATAATAATTTTTTATTAATTATCTATACGCCTGCTTAATTTTATAAACAAAGTTTGACCAGGTATTTTCTATTTTCATTTTATCACAAACAATCTTTTGAAAAATATCCCGGCACGCCATGTTGTAGAGGCGGCAATCAAAGAAGTGGTTCTGAACATTGGCAGTAGTTTTCTTTTTCCAGATATAGGACATATTTACCCCGGACTTATCTTTTTGCTCTACCTTTTCCTCAGCCTCGTAGTGCTCGAAGTAAGTAGTATATTCATATTTACCACCCGAAGGATGCGGGAAGTTACAGAAGCCTACCGGCTGCACTGCGTCATTCCCCTGGTCCCAACGCAGCCCCATTAGCTGCGCAAGATTGTCTTTATACATACCAACCTTCAGGATAAATATCTTTTTCCGTGAAGCCATTGGTGTAAATTTGGCCACGTTGACACCATACCGAGTGAAAGAATCCTCTTTATCTCCCTTGATTCCTATGATTCCCACACGTCTTTGATCAATATATGGGTATGCATACGCCTCAGTAAAGTGTCCGGTATCCAAAGCCGTGTACATTATTTTCATTTTAAGACCTGTATCACTCAAATAATCAGCGTCCAGAATCTTGTCCAGCTCTGGCCAAACAGAATTTTCACAGTTAAATTCATAAGTCCATTTTGTCCGGACCGCTTTAACTTTCATGCTTCCCTCTTTAGGAATGAATGTACCCACTGATCCATGAATCACCGAATAAGAAGCGCCTGACTCTGACCAGGCAATCACCTCATAGTCTAATCTTGCATCATCCGAAAAATTACGGGACTCGTTGTATACTGTACCGTTCATATCGACAGCACAGGTAATAAGAATTATATCACCATTGCCATCTTTACGGCTTAATGCTTCCGGAACGGTACCAGCTTCATACTCCCTGATATTTTTCTGTAATAAATTAGCTGATAATTGTTCTGCAGGCTCTACATAAGTCTCAGCCAAACATAAATTTACGAATGCTTTATAGATATGTTCCTCCCTGGGTTGCCCCACGGGGTTTGCTTTCTGATACATATTGGCATAATAATACCAATCATGCATCCCAACGGGCGCTAAAAGACTAGAGGCATGATAAGAATAGTAACCAATCTGGGAAGGTTCGGCCGTTGGTTTCCAGAAACCACTGTCCACAATCTTAGTTTTATTTCTGTCATTAAAAAAATCGCCACATTCCTGGCATATATACCCCACGCTATCCTTAATAATCCTACCACCCGAATCGGTTTGCCAGGTGATACCAGCATTATTTTTTTCGTCAATCTTAATTTGCCATTTCAAAACAATGGGCACCCCACAACACGGGCACGGAATAAAATAGTAACGCTGGTCCCCTGCAAGAAACGCAGGCTTTATATTACTAGTGGCGTCGCGCTCAGGTGTTGACATTAATAGCAACTTCATACTGTCCGCATATGCTGCAAACCTTTGAAGTATCATGCTAAGTGTGTCCCCTGACTCTTTAGAAGCTTTCTTAATAGCCTCATAGTCGTCGACACAACCGTATTGATAATCTACCTGTCTCCAAATCTTGTGATTATCAGCACTTGTAACCAGCACATACCCGAAAGGAAACTCTTTTTTAAAATTCGTATCGCCAGTTTTACCACCCTTCACCCTTTGCGCCGACGATGCAATCAGCTTTCTAAGCCCTGTACTGTCGAGCATAGCATCGAATTTAGCCATGGCCGGATCAATAAGTGACTCATGACCTACCGTAAACACGGTATTACCTGGTGCATTCTGCATCATCCAGCCTAAAAATGGTATTACAATCCCAGCAGTACCACCAAATTGCGCACCTTTCATAAAGGCAATTACCCTGGCCGGGTGGTCCGGTGCCATACAATCAATAATTTCTTGAGTGTAAGGGGTTCGACCTTTATATTTAAATGGTCCCGGAAAAGGTTTACCCATTATTAAATTTTGCTCAGCCCAATCGGATGGCTTGATGTCCGATAATTTAAACCGGGAACTTTGAAGGAGCTCGGTAGCCTGTCCAAGATAATTAGTCATGTTCGCCCACCCTTCTGGTTTCTGAAAACTCAGAAACAATTACTTTTACCTTTTTTAAGGAACTATCCACAGCTTTATCCACAGCTTTGTTAAGGCCTTTCACCAATATTCCTTTACTCTCAGCTATAGAAGCATTGGATATATTATGAATCTTAGCGGTATCCCTCAGAAATTCTTCCATATAATTCTTCACTTCCGTTATAATTGAGTGTGTCAAAGTAGACATAATAGGTTTTACAAGGTCCAAAGGAATGAGAGCACCCAGTTTTTTTTGCTTATCAATCTCCTTTAATTCCAATTCAACCTTAGTTTTCTTAACGCTATACCGCTTTTGTTCCAAATCCAATTGCATAGATTCGGTAAGTACGGCATAATCAGCAGTTTCTTTGGGACGTATTTTTTTTACAACTGGCTCAGCTTCAATATTGTTTTCGGGCTTTGGTTTCGCCTTACCCTTACTTAATCGCTTCTGTAAGAATGTTTTATTGGGTTCAATATCACAATCAATACGATCATTTTCATCCAAGTAAAGTTTACCACGGCTTACGTAGATACTTATTTGCCTTGTTAGAATCCCAGATACTTCGCAAAACTCTGAACGTGAGTATACTGCCATTGAATTTAATTATTGATTGTGGCTACAAGTTACAAAAATATAGCCACAAAGCCACCATACAGCTACATTTAGCGAAATACCACTAACCACTCCCTACCTCGAAGCTTCGCATTTATTGCGTAAACAATTTAAGTGTCTGGAAGTACCTTGGCTTTTAATTAGTTATACAAACAAATATATAATTATTTTAATAAAAATACTTTCACACACACCATATAATAAGTAAAACCTTACGTAAGTTTTATTTATAATTAATCTTAATAATAATTACGATGCTATCCAATAAGTATTCTCTAAGTACTCCAATACAATACATTGCGCATCCTCTGCAGACGTGCACACATATACAGCATGTCCTGCACTCCTTAACACTTCATGCACTGCCAACTGTTTCTTATGGTGCTCGGTATTGATACGCGCATTAGGCTCTTTAAACTCTATATATAAGCTGTTGTGCCCTCTTGCTGCTATGACTATATGTACGTCCGGAATGCCAGGCAGTACGCCCATTGCCTTTAATGTCATTGCCTCACGTTGGGTGCGTAAGCCACCATTAGGTATGTGATATGCCAACCCTCGCGTACGTGGATAAGTGTTCCATAGCCAAGTAATGAAGTTTGACTGTATCCGTGATTCTGATTGATTTTTAGGCATTTACAATAATGGTTTACGGTTAAATAATTGATTCTTAGCAAGTGTAACTTGTAGTGTAACCTCGTTTTTTGTTATTTTAAATTACATAATACGCTCTTTACTATATAAATATAATAATAATAATAATAATATTTATATATAGTTACACTAGTTACAGATGTTACACTAGTTTTTCAATATACATATATTTTATAAATGTTACATATACGTGAGAAGTTTTTTGAAAAACCAGTGTAACTGTAACTGGCATTGATTTTATTTGCATTAAAATAATTAACACCTGCCTAAATTTAATTTAAACAGGTGTTAATTATAATTTTGTCGGTATACAGATGTTTTTGGTTACAGTGGTTTAAGGTTTAATGGTAGGTATCAATTCTTCGACAGTGTTTAAAGGAGTCAATTCTTCGACTTTGTAACCTCTACATGTTTTTCCGTTGACTTTTTTAATGCCAGGGGTAAATCCTAATTGTTTCATCGCTCTGGCAACGGCATAAATATTTGATTTATGCGATACTTTGGTATAATTGCCGATTTCTACCATTATTTCGGCATTGGTCATAAAAACGCCATACGGCTCAATAGCGGGTTTATAAAGTTTTTGAATTATTTCACGTTCAAAGGAAATTGATTCATATTCCTTATTCACATTAGCCCTTTGCAGCGATTCAGAAGCCGTTAGGCGATATTCAAAGCCGTTTTTATACAAATGCCATGCCTGTGCCCATACTTGATTGATATCGACGTTTTTTACACCTGTCTGGATGTTGTTATAATCGAAATTGATGGATTTAACGCCAAAGCATAGCCAGCGTGTGTTTTGATCATCGGTAAGGAAATCCGTTTTATTTGTAGCAGCCCAGAAGTTGACACGCCTGGGATTTACCTCATGAAATTCTTTATATGCTGCCCGTTGCTTCACAGATATTTTACTAATGATGGCTTTGAGTTTATTTATCTCCAATGCGTTAAGAGCGGCCAATTCTTCCAAATTCCAGATAAAATTTTCTGATAATTGAATTTCTGAATCTTTGGTATTGTCTAATGGCGATTCAGTGTAATAATTTTTTAGATTTGGTGGACAAAGAAATTCAATAAAGGAGCTTTTGCCTGTTTCTTCTTTTTCACCAACCAATGTCATTATTATACGATTGACACGAAGATCGACACTACAGGCAATATTCCGGACCAACGCCTTTTTGAATTGAACAACCCAGAAATCCTGATTATCGGTTTCAATGTGATTGGCCAGGTTACTGATATGATCGGTTTGCTGGTCCCACACTGATAAATTTTCGAAATATTTTTTGAATGGATTGTAGAGAGGAATAAATTCAGATCTTAGAAGGGATTTTAATTTATCTAATGGGAATTTGAATTTAGCGTGCATTAATTCCCGGTTAATCTGGTCAATGTTAATAATATTGATTGGATTGCCAGATTTTAATAAACGTCCTTCTGTTCGGTGCGTGACTTCGTTTTTTAGTATTTCCCAACGTTTTTTTATAAATATTTCAACTTTATAAATATCTGGTTGGTCGTTT